TTTTGATACTTCTCCTGTCTTAGTATTTCTATAGGTTGTTATAGTTGTACACTCTATTTTAGGTATGTCTTTATCCATTTTCTTGCGATCTGTCTATTAAAGCATAACTTATAACACCTTTTACAGTATTTGCAACCTCTGTTTGGGCCTTTATACTATCTCCTGCTTCTAAATTTAAGATATTCCCTGCAGCCTGTTCTGTTGCGTCTGCAGTTAAATCTTTGTGAAAAAATTCATAATCCGCAGATGCAGAAGAATCATGTAAATACATCTCAGTTAAATTATTACTAGTATGTTCATTTGTAAGACTAATGCTTTTTACAATTGCTACGGAACTTGTATTAATTGTTAATATAGTTGTTAAATTAGTTGTTGTTAAACTAAAACCTTGATTTTTATATTGTATTGTCATTAGGATATAAACCAGTTGTATGTATCTTGTTCTTCTTTCAAATCTTTTTGAAATGAAAAATTTAGTTCGTTTTTAATAGTATCGACTGATTGTAATATTTGTCTTTGATTTTCAACATCATATTCTTGTTTTGGTTCAGGTATATATGCAGTTATTTTAGCCATTATCTTCTTCCATCCGGTCTTGCATCTACTCTCAAAGTTCCATAACGCCAGGTTTCACCTACGCCATCATTTTCAATTTTAATTGCAAGAAGTCTTCCTCTTGCTCTAGTGTCTACCTTATCAGTAGAAGATGTTATTGTAAAGGGTCCAAGAGGTGAACTAGTTGCAGTTCCACTTGGGTAATCATTTAATAATAAAGTTATTTTTGAATTACCAGTTAATACTTTAAAATCAGGTACAAATCTTTTCATAGACATAATATATTCTCCATCACCTCTAAAGTCTGCCATTCCTGTTGATTGACCAGTAATATCTCTTCTTGCCGATATGTCAAAGTCTCCAGATTGAATATATGCATTGATAGATGTAGTACCACTACTATTAACTTGATCAGTTCCTTTTTCATGTTCATAGTAAGTGGATGCACCATACTTATTAGTAATACCTTGTATTGGAAAATTAGGTAATGCAGTTTTATTATATGAGGTTGCATGTGGTAAATCAAAAACACTTTGATCTAAATAAGAAGTTCTTGCTAAAGAAGATGTTGTCCAAACGTTTTCCCCATAGTTATAGGTAACACATCTATTTATTTGTTCAGAACCTGAAGCAGGATAAAACCAATTAATTTCGTTGTATAAAGTATTATGCTCACAATATACTAATTGACTAGAATTATAATTTAAACCTAGATTATCTCCAGTTGTAGTAAATACAAAATCTTCTACTAAACACGGTATGGCTTTAACCGTACCATCATACATGAAGAATCCACCTTCACCAGACATCCAAAACACAATACCATTAGAATAACTTAATGCGTTTTGACCTATTAATCCACAGTTAGTACCTACTTGTCTAACTGAAAAAGTAAATGGTGGACCTACATATTGAATAACATATGCTGAAGTATCTGTTAGTACTAATGTATAATCTTTTCCTGATACCGCTCCAACAATTTCATTACCTTTATCCAATCTAAATGTTCCTGCAGTATTGGTTGCTGTTGGTTGATAAGTATTGTAATCTTCTTGGTTAGAAAATCTTATAAACATTGGATCTTGAGTTGTGTTATCTCCAATGGTTGTTTCAGTTCCAAAATGAAATAAATGTCTATCTCTATCGGATACTTGTGTTAAAATTGTTTTAGTAGGAGCACCAGACATAAGGGTTGCTCTGTTAGCTCTAGGAGATGCAGCTCCTGCATTCCAAGTAAATGTTTCACCATTGTGAATAGTTGCAATTAATATTTGACCAAAGTTATCAAGACTCCAGAGCCCTGGATCCAGAATTACGTTGCTAGTTGAACTTTCCGTACCCCAAGTGCCTGAGCCCCAGGTATCTGTACCCCAACCAAAACCTGCAGTTTGAAAAGTTGGACCTACCACTACATATGGATCAATTTGTGCTGAACCTGTTGCTGAAGTAGTACCTGCTGAAGTAGAAGGCATAATAATCTCAAATGTATTTGCAGTTTTATTTCTTACTTCAAAAGTGTTATCTTCAAAATCGGATGTTGCATAACCTGAGCCAGTTGGTACTGTGACAGATGAAAATGTAATATATCTTCCATCTAATAAACCATGTGAAGTTTTATTAACTGTAACGGTTGCAGAACCCGTTGTTGCATCAAAGGTTGCACCTGTAATTACATCATTATCTAATGGTGTAATGTCATAAAACTCACCTGCATAGTATAAAAATAAACCTTGAGATGTACCAATTGCTACATATTTTTCACCAGCAATAGAAGTAAAATCATGTTGTGCACGTGCTACACCTGGTAAGGTATTATTAGAATTAGTTAATTGAGACCAACCTCCTATTTTTTCAGGAAGTCCATATCTAAATCTAACAAAGTCACCATCAACCCATTGTGATTCTCCACCAGAGTCTGTGACCATTTTATTGAAACCAGGTTTAAAATTAAGTTTCTGAAGCATAGTTTATCCAAATATTATAAAGGAGACAGTGGTGGTATGTGGTGGTAGCCACTGCCTCCATTATAATATACTACCTTTTAAACCAAGATGGAAGACCTAAATGTAGTCTTTTGTCAAACATATTTTCTTTAGATCCAGGAGTCTTTTGATTGTTATAATGTAAGAATACTTGAACACATTCTTTACCTTTAAATTTTTCTCTCCAATGTTCTAATTCACAACCAGAATAAACTAACATATCTCCAGGTTTTAAATCTACCTTAATGCCTTTTTTACCAACTTTTCCAGAAGGCTCTAAATAAATTGGCCAATCATCACCACCTAAATTCATAGTCGTAGATATCTCACAGCTAAATCGGTCTTTATGTCTTTTAAGAATATCTCCTTTTTTATAAATTCTTGCATAAGTATAGGCAGGATATAATTTTAATCCTGTTACTTCTTCCATTTTAGGTTGGCATTTTAACAATAATGTTTCCATAGCAATATTAGAATATTGACTATAAGTATTTGGAATCTGTTCATTAGCTCCTTCATAATAACCTATTAAAGTTTCATATGGAGAAATATATCTCTGTGCTCTACATGTATCATAAACTTGTTTTTGCATACAAAAATAATTAGCAATAAAAGTAGCTAAATCTCTTGAGATTGCTTGACGTATAATTGTATATTTATTTTTCTTAAATGACATCCTTAGCCATCTCTTTTGGTACTGCTTGTATATTCCAATGTATAAATCTAAATGGCTCTACACCATGATCCACTGCATATTCATGTTCTAAATATCCTGGAAATATAATTAAGGTTCCTGGTTTTGGTTTAAAGTGTACTAACTCAGTTCCATGAAATATACCATTACTTGGTTTTAATTTTAATTTGGTACTACGTGCACCTGTTCGTGGTTCATGAAATATTGGATAAGAAGTTTTATCAGAGCATTTTAAAAAATAAAATCCTGATACATGTTGATTCCAATGAATGTGAGCAGAATGATGTCCACCACCTTTCTTAGCAAATTCTTGTACCCATAATTCAGAAAACATAGTTGTGTATTGCTGCATATCAAAACCACACCAATCTAAAAATTCCCAAGACTTTTGACCAATATAATTTCTAAAATCTAAAAATTTATTATCATGTGTGAGAGGAGTTGAATGATAAGATCTTCCAAAATCACCATGTTTTTTAATATATTCTTTTTCCCTTTTTTTAGCATCTTTAATATATTGATTAGATGCTTGATTTAAAGATTTAACAAATTCAGGTTTTTGTTCAAACCATATTGGTGTTTTAAAATATTCTTCTATAATCATATTATTTAAATGGATATCCAAGGTTCCACATGACCAATGAATATCTTACTCCTTTCGTTACTGGTTTAACTCTATGCCATACAAATGAAGGAAATACAATAATAGAACCTTTAGGTAATATTTCTTTTGCTTGTTTCAAATGTTTAGCTTCTTCTCTCATATGAGGATCATAGTTTCTAAAGTCAAACTCTAATTCACCACCTTCATATTCAGAGCCATCTGTTAATTGACAAGTCATGGATAGTTTTCTAATTTTACCATGTTCATGAGTATTAGGTTTATCATAAGGTTTATCCCAACCATCACAATGCCAATCATAATATTGATTTAATTTATATTTTGTAAACTGACATGATTCT